GCTCAAGGCGTGGAGCGAATAAGGAGGCCAGATAATGGCAGTTCTCAACGAAGGGGCGACCTCATTCGCTGCGGCCAACTGGTCCGACGCGACTGGATTCGCCGATAACGCAACGCTCGAAGTGAACAAGCCCTTCGGGCGTATCACCGCGGGCCTGGACCAGTCCGGCCTCTCGGCCACGGGCATCGACTCCCTCGACTTCAACGAGGGGGCCACGGGCCAGGTCGGGGGCGGCACGGACGGTTCGCTCCAAGTGGACGCGAACAGCACGGGTACGGAGCGAATCCGCAACCGTGGCCGGGTGGACCTCTACCTGACGGACGGCGGGACGGAGATCCAGAACCTCGACCTGGGCGGGCGTCAGCGCACGTTCCTGACCGGGGGCACGGTGACGGACCTGACGATCGACGGGGGCCTGCTCAACGCGAACGCCTCGAGCGTGATCACCAACCTCTACTCGACCGAGAACGCGGTGACGGGCTCGCGCGGCTCGGGCGTGATCGAGTACAACGCTACCGGGTTCACGCTCGCCCACTTCCTTGCGGGGAACTGGCTCATCAAACGCGGCTTTACCAAGATCATCGTGGGCGGGACTGCCACAGTCACGCTTCACGGCGAACTCGGCACGCTGACCGAGGTGGAACAGTGGGGCGGAAAGGTCTTCCCAATGTACGGGGCAGTCCCGACGTACACGCTCCACGGCGGTTTGCTGGACTTCTCGCAGCAGCAGGAGGACATCACTTACGGAGGGACCGCCTTCAACTCCTACGGCGGTCGGATCTCGGGCATCAAGTCCGGCACGACTATCTCGAACGTCGCATACCTGGGCGCATCAGACGTGCGGCAGCCGGTCGGGCTGTAAGTGCCTGGGATCATCTCGAGCGGCGGCGGGCTCGGAGCGTTCGGCGGCGGGTTGGCGACCACCCACGGCGGCGGCGGGTGTTGCTGTGGCGGTGTTTGTTGCCACAACCCAAGCTGGGGGTACGTCGGCTCGTCCCCGACCCAGGGTGTTCCGCCGGCCTTCTACTTCCCGATGCGCGCGCCGGGCAACTACTTCAACACGCTCAACGCGGGCGTTGAAGGACTCGGGGTGTTCCGGGGTACTGGGTTCTACTTCGGTGGCTGCGAGTCCGAGACTATTCAGATCGGAGAGGAGATCACCCAGGGCGGACGCTGGGAGGTGTTCGTCAACGCGACGTACACACGGGACGGTCGGGTCTCGACTGTTGCGGGGAGCGTCGAGTTTGTGCGGTTCACTACGCCCGACCCGGCGCTGGCATCTGCGTACATCACGCAGATCGGCGGCGTGCAACTCACGGCCTCGAGCACGGAATACATCGCCTACATCGACCGGCTGTACTGGGACCTGGACACGCTGCTGGAGTTTAGCGGTGGCGGGATCGGGTTTGTCAGGCTCACCGGGTCCACCGCCAATATCACGGCGTTCCAACCCCCGAACGGCTCACTCGATACGGTTGGCGTCGAGAACCTCCTGGCCGGGGTCACCGAACGCTCGTACTCCGGGTCGTTTGTCGCGGACTTCCTCTACTTCTCACTGTCTCCCGATCCCAGCCCAGACCCGTATCTGGTCATCGACGAGGGCGCCTGCAGTGTCTCATGGACGCACGGCCTGGTCCTGCACGAGCGGGTGTACCAGGCGATCTCGTACTTCTCGGACCCGTTCAGTTTCGACGGGCCCACGCCTGGCAGGCCGTTCTGGGGCGCCAACTACCCGTACAAGGACGCGCCGTCCACCGATCACCGATGCGACGGCGGGACGCTGACGTATGACTCGCCGACCCCGCTCCCCTCCAACGTCACCGAGATCGTGGAGGTGGAATCCCTCACCGGCGACGCGAGCGTGGTCCGATCCGAGCTCGTCGTGAACAGCGGAACGTCTGGGGCCGCGGCGTACGCGCTGCAAACGTCCCATCAGGTCGTGATGAACGATCCGGTCTGCCAGTTCTTCCCGTGCGGCGAGCGGGATGACATCAACACCGGACCCCTGTGCGTGTTCAAGGCGACACGGTGTGAACCCGAGAGTTCGGTGTCCGCGCCGTCCGAGGTCGGGTACACGAAGGATGCCTGGGAGCGGAGGCCACCGGGAGCGAACCGGATTCTCGTCATCGTCCCGGACCAGAACGGGAACCCTGTGCCGGTCTGCTACACCCCGACCGAGGAGTCGGGCGTCGGCCTGGGCACGGTCTACGGGGCGTCGTCATTCACGCGGCTGGCGGTGGTTGACTGGATCGAGGCCGAGTGTGAGTCTCCCGACTGCACCGGGGAGTTCCTGATCGCGGTCCCGTGCGACGGCCAGGGGCCCGAGTTGGGGGTGTCTCAGACCCTCTTTGACTCCAGGCCCCCGGACGCCCAGACGCTATTCAAGGACGACGCCGGGACCATCCGGTGCTACACGGTTAAGGTCTCGGACCAGAGCCTCCCGCCCGATCTAGACCTGGCGTGGCACGACGCGGGGTGCATGGACCCGCCGTGTTTCGACCCGCCAGATCCGGAGTTCTTTGTCGGTAACGCCTGCGTCGGCTCGAGGACAATCGTGGTGGACGTTGCCCCGGCGGGCGCGTCCCCGGGCGCCGGCTGGGTGCTCATGGCCGTCAGGAACGACGGGGTGTCGGCGCAGAAGTGCTACAAGGTCTCGGACGTTCCGACGACCGGGCCAGCCGATCCGCGGTACACAGCAAGGTGGGTATTCAACGGGTGCAATAGCACTGTCTGTCGCGGTGGCCCCGACCCCGAGCCCCCGGTTGTCCCAGACCGCCCAATCATCCAGCAGCCTGAGGCGCAGGGCCCCGGCGATCCGGGTGCGGCGAGGCCGAGTGAGAACCCCCCAAACGGAGGGGGCCGAGGCAATATCCCAGACGATCTGATCCAAGGCGCGGTGTTCCGGCGGTGCCGGGGCTGCGGAAACTAAGGAGCAACCGATGGCGAACGGAGAAAGCAACAAGGGCCTGTGGTTCGCGGTGAACGCCCTTCTGAGTCTACTTATCGTCATAGCGCTGAGCCTGACGACCTACACCCTTGTCACCAGTTCCAACAACGCCACAGCCCTCGCGCTCATGGAGCAAAGGCTAGAGGCGATGGCCGAGGACGACGAGCAGGACGCGAGGCAAGACGGGACCGATACCAAGCACTGGCGGCTTCACGGCTGGGCCCGCGATCGTATAATGGAGCTCAGGAACGAACACGACCTTCCGGTGTCACCGTGGCCGGATCTTTCGACTGGCGGCCCGTGATGGCAGACGTAGACGCAGGCACCGTGAGAATCTCCAAGATCCAGTTCACGGTCATATCGGTCGTTGTCGGCGTGATCGGCCTAGGGACCGCCGGCGTGGGCAACGTGTTTAGTTGGGGCCGCGCCAACGCGACGGCGGACGACGTGAAAGCGGCGATCCGGGCCCACAACGAGATCCTGGACGAGCGGTTCGTGAACCGCCAAGACATGCCCGACATCGTGTCCATGCACGCGCCCTGGGCCCAGGACCGCGGCGAGGTGATGACGCGGCTGGAGAACAGCGAGAAGTCCCTGGACCGGGTGGAGGGGATGGTGGCCACGCTCTCGAGCGAGATGCGAGAGACCACCACCGCCTTCCGGGAGGTCCTTGTTGAGTTGAGGCGTAACCCATGAGCCTGACCAAAGCACAGTATCAAGTCCTGATCCAGATCCAGCGGGCGATCATCAACGAGACGCCCGACACGAATCCGGTGTTCATGCACTGGATCGAGCAGGCGGCGTCGGAGTCGTCGGCCAAGTCTGGCCAGACCCCGCACGTCCCGCTCCCCGAGCCGATCCCGGACGGGGCGTCCCCCGAGTGCGAGCTTTGCTACCTCCAGGCCGAGGCGTGGTACGTCCTGGGGATCGCCATCTGCCTGAGTCTCGGGCCCTCGGAGCAGCAGGCGTGCATCAACACGGTCCACGCCTACTACCTGATCCAACTCGAGAGTTGCCCGTGTGGAGAGTCGTGACTCCAGGGTTGCGGACTGCTTGCTGACAGCGATGTTCTGCGTCGTGTGCTGGCTCGCCCTGACGAGTGAGCCCATCGTGATCGTGCGGCACTACCCCACGGCCCCGGGCGCCCGCCTGATGCAGCATGAGCGGGAGATGGAGCGTCAGTTCAAGGCGCTTGCCGAGGAGGCGAAGCTGACCCGTGAGGTTCTGCTGGGTGTGCCGATGCAGAACGCGGAGAAGCGGCTGCGCCGGCTGGAGTCGGCCCTGCAAGCCGTTAGGCCGGACGCCTTTACGGAATACGACGAAATGGTGGCCCCTCCCCCTTGACTCTGCACTACAAAGCATGTAGGCTGGGGGCATGGGAGTGACAGTGCAACATCCAGAGTGCCCCGAGTGCGGGACTGTTCGGACCTTTGACGAGGTTGGGCAGTCGTGGTGGTGCCCGGATTGCAGGATCAACCAGCGTGACGAGCCGATCGGCGAGGACGAGCTGCGCGATCGGTACAACCAAGGAAGGGAAGAGCGATGAACATCTACCTGCTCGGGCTGGACCAGAAGTTTTTGTCCAAGCGCGGGAACGTCTGGGACTCGAATGATGGGTTTGTGATCGTTGCTAGGTCGAGCGAGAGCGCCCGCATGATCGCGCAGGACAACCGGGCTGACGAGGGCCCGATTTGGTTGGATGAGTCCAAGACAACGTGTGAAATGGTGGGCCCGTATGAAGGCCGTGCGGCGTCAAAGGAATACCCGAACGGATGGATTCTTCTGACATCCTTTATCGCGGGGTAGGTGGACGATGACGCGCGATGATCTGAAATCCCTCTCGTCCCGAGCGGCTGACGGGTTCAGCCTCGAGCCCCACGTCCGCATGGTTTACACCGCGTTCGTGGTTGGGTACATGCCGGGGGACGGAACAGCCGATAGCGAGGATACGGCCCTGGCGTGGATGCGCCTGTGGGCCGACAGGTTCGAGCACGGCGAGGCGTACAAGAGCGCCAAGCCACACCAGCGGAGGCAGATCGGGATCTGTGTGCGGACGATCCTGGCGCCTGAGAACTTCTGAAAGGGGAAGACGATGGATGGAAACGATATCGACCAGAAAGCGTTGGACATGACAGCGAAGGCCCTGAACCAGCCCAAGCCCGAGGGAGTGTCTGGGGGAGGGGTTATTCACGAACTGAAAACGTGGCTCGGGCCGTTCGCGGCAATCCAGTCCGGCGAGAAGCGACACGAGGTTCGCGTCAACGACCGAAACTTCCAACCCGGCGACCAGCTCCTGCTCAAAGAGTGGGACGAGATGTACTACAAGCACACTGGCCGAGAGATTCTCGTCAACGTGACGCACCTCACAATCGGCGGCGCATGGGGTCTTCCCGACAACCTCTGCGTCATGTCGATCGAGCCCGCCGGACTCCCCAACCCAGAGAGCGCTATCAGGGGGATGAGGGAGGCGGTTCCGTGTACGGACACGCTCCGAAAGATCGCGGTTGACATTCAACCCCGGCACGAAGGCGCTGCGATGACCATGTTTGCGTGGGCTGACAATCTCGACGCAGCCCTCTCCGACACCCCAGCGCCAGAGGGGGGCGCTCTCGACGTAGACGCGATCAGCAGCGTTGTCGGCTCGACCCCTGCGGAGTCAACGAGACCACAGTTCGGCAATCCCGTTCTGCCCCCTTCCCCAGAGGGAGATGGGGGAATCGGGGAGGGGGTCACGCTCCGCGAACACGCGATGAAGATGGCTCCGGTTCTGCGCGCGTACGCCAAGACCCACGAAGCCGAGGGCCGAACACAGGTCGCAGGCTCCATCGAGCGAGACGCCCGATTCCTAGAGCATCTGGCGTCCTCCCCCTCCCCCGAGAACGAGGCGGTGGAGAAGGCGATCGAAGCGCTGGAGCAGATCGCCAAGGGTGAGGGCCGATTCAGCCGTGACCAACTCACGCACGCCAACAACACGGTTGAGGACATGAAGGCGATAGCGGTCGCAGCCCTCGCCGCTCTCAAAGGAGACAAGTGATGGCGACATACATGATCGAAGGCGAATGGACAGGCCCATCAAGCCCGGCTGGCGGATACACCCGGCACGTTCACCGGGAGTACACAAAGTCGAAGAGGCGCGCGGATGACTGCGAGAGGCTTGGGTCGATCCTCTACACGGATGGCACTCGGCTGCTGCTCTCGGTTGAGGACGTGACTGAGACCCACTACACGAAGCGCAGGCCGAAGATCAATGGATACTCGAAACTGATCGGCGATTGCCTCGCTCATGGCGTGAGCGCCGTTGCCGACCTGCCAGGAGACAAGTGATGGACGCGAAGGAACTGGGGCGGGAGGCAGCGTTCCCCGTCCCCGAAAGCTACGACAGCCCAGGCATGGATCTCCGCACCTACCTGGCTGGGAAGGCGCCGCCGATGCCTCCAGACATGATCCACATGGCCCAAGAGCACGCGGACTGTGACAACCCCAACAAGACACATCGGGAGAAGTGCGAAGTGTTGGCGCAGATTTGGTCCATATGGGCAACCATGCACGCCGACGCCCTCCTCGAAGAACTCGCCAAGGACAGTCCATCCACCACCGGCGCGTAGCCGGTGAACACCCCCGTCTAGTTGACGACCGGGCGGGGGGATTCCTTATCGTGCTCCCGGTCGGGCTTGTCGCCCGGCTTGGGGGTTTCAAGATTCGCTCAAGTCTTTCCGAATAATCACCGATACACCCCTTGACAACTGCACTACAGGACCGGTAACGTAGAACAAGGGGGTTCAGGATGACAGAGCCAAGGAAAGCACGGACGCACGCGGAAGACCAGGACGTGAAGCCCGGGGAACTGATCGGGCTGCTCCGCAGGCTGAAACTCGCTCGAGAACTCGCGGGGGTGGGCCCGAGCGATCAGGATCATCACTCCCCCCTCGGGGGCGCAGCCGGCACGGCTGGCGCGCCCCCTTTCATCCCCTCTCACGGCGCCGGGCCCGCTGACCCTGGCTCGGCGTCTTCAACACTTGCCCCCGTTGATGGCATCACGCCAGTTGAGGGGCAGCGCGGGGGCCGAAACCAAGTGCGCCCCCCATGCCGAGCGCGTCAGGGATCGGCAGGGCTGGCGGCTGGGGACAACCCAGCAGGCGTCGGGTTCGCCTCCGATGTTTTGAGATCCCCCGGTGAAAGGCCGGGGCAGCCCTTTAGACAGGAGAATCACGATGAGCGACGATTACAGAGAACTTTACGACCGCGCGGAAATCACGATCGGAAGCCAAACGTGGACAGTGCAGCTATCGGCCCCTGTCTGCATCACAATGGCGAACCGTGTTCTCTGGCCAACCGAGGCCATCCGCCCATCTGGGCCCACTGGTTCTCCTGTCCCGGACCTGATCGACGCCATCTCAATGGTCGGCGCCTGAAACAACCCACCCCCATCCTACAGATCGGCCAAGGATCAACGGCCCAGATACTCGCCCAGGACGGGCGCTGGGGTTGGGGGGTGGTGGTGTGACAGAGGCACGCGAGAGACCCATCCTGTTCTCTGGCCCGATGGTTCGCAAGATCATCGACGGGCACAAGACCCAGACGCGCCGCGTCGCCAGGCTCACGCACGGCGGTCATGTCAAAGAGCCGAGCGGGCATCGACGATGGCATCCCGACGACCCCGACGCTGTTGCGGCCTGCCCCTACGGCCAGCCGGGGGATCGGCTCTGGGTGAGGGAGGCTTGGTGTGCCGGACCGGAGTTCGACGACACACCGCCGCGCGATATCCCAGAAGGCGCGCCGATCTGGTATCTGGTCGATGGCGAGCGCCCGGTATCGGAGTTTGACGAGGCTCCGATCTGGGGTCGTTCACGCCCCTCGATCCACATGCCCCGCTGGGCGTCCCGGCTCTCGCTTGAGGTAACTGGGGTGCGGGTCGAGCGATTGCAGGAGATAGGAGAGACTGACGCTCGCTCGGAGGGTTGCAAGCCGGTGTTGCTTGGCGATCGGCCTGGGCACCTTGGGCGCGAGCGGTCCTATCGAACATCGGTGGGCGTGTTCCAAGACCTCTGGGATTCCATCAACGACAAACGCGGGGCCGGCTGGGCGTCGAATCCCTGGGTCTGGGTCGTCACGTTCAAGAAGATTGAGGCCACGCCATGAGTGAGGCAATCCTGTTCGCCCTAGACCCATCCGAGGACGGCGTATGCCCATGCTGTCAACAGAAACTGCCCCGCTCCTACCCGCACAGGATGGACAAGGCCAAGGTGATCCTCCTCCAACGGGTGGCCGAGATCAATCGCCGGCACGACTGGGCGATTGTCAGGAGGTCGGCCAGAGCGACGACAGCGGAGGACGCGGCCCGGACGATTGACGACTCGGACGACGTACACGCGCTGCGGCTGAGTTGGTTTGGGCTGCTCGAGCATCGGAAGAAGCGGAGCCCGGAGTACCGGGTCACAGAATACGGCGTCCGGTTCTTGAGAGGAAAGAGCGGGATTCCCGAGTGGATCACGGTCAAGGGCGGGGGCGTCGTGAAACGAGCCCAGACAGCCATAATGATCGAGGGTGTGCGGGGTGTCTATTTCGACAAGGAATACTGGGACGAGTACGCCAGGACCCGAGGGGGATCGGCGTGAGAGTACTCGTCGCCTGCGAGTGCAGCGGTAGGGTTCGTGACGCATTCACGCGCCGGGGGCATGATGCCTGGTCGTGTGACCTGCTCCCGAGCAATGAGCCTGGACAGCATATCCAAGGTGACGCTCTCGACATTCTCAACGACGGTTGGGATCTGATGGTGGCACATCCACCATGCCGGTTTCTATCTCGAGCCGGAGCTCGTCACACCTACCGGGGTGGAGTGTTGAACGAAACCCGCGTAACGTCTGGCATCCGGGCGCGAGCATTCTTTGACCGGATGCTGCACGCCCCGATACCCAGGGTCGCGGTTGAGAACCCCACGCCCATGCGGCTATTCGCGTTGCCCGAGCACACGCAGGCGATCGAGCCGTACCAGTTCGGGCACCCCTACTCAAAACGGACACTTCTCTGGCTCCGCGGACTCCCTGAGCTGAAGCCAACAAACGTCCTGGAGTCTCACGAGCCGTACCTGAGATCCAACACAGGAGAGGGCAGGAGGGCGGGGCAGCAGAGTTCTCCGGGCGTAGTTCAAACGGCAAGCGAGGCGAGTGTGACGTTCGAGGGCATCGCTGAGGCGATGGCGGAGCAGTGGGGCGGGCCGGCGTGAGGGCCCCGATAGCAGACAGGGAGTTCGGTGGATAACTCGGCGAAAGGAATCGCCCATGCCTCGGATCTGGTACAAGGTTCTGGTCTGGAAAAATGACAACGCCCCAAATCCTGGCGGGTCAGGGGCGTTGTCAACGGTTAGTCGCCGCCACGATTGTAGCATGAGTGCCGAGCGCGTGCGTACAGTCACCCCCGCCAGATGCCACCTTTTCCGGGTGGCCCCTCCCTCGCAGCGGTCAAGGTGTACGACGAACAGGCCGTGTGTGGGCTCTCAGAGCCCGCTAGGGGGCCGGTTGGGTGAAACCCTGAGAACCGGGCCAGGGCAGGCAGAAGTAGCGCCACAGGCGTCTCAGGGCGTAACGATAGCTCGTCTCAAGGTTGAGAGCGTTACGCGGCCCCCCGCTCTGGGGGGTCGCTGCCTCCAGTCTGAACTCAGGTTGAGTCACGCCGCGCAGCGGCCCTGTAGTCGCGCCAGCGAAACTCCGAAAAACAACAACCAGGGGCGTGGCACGCGAGGGAGGGAGGGGAGCGGAGCCGATAGGCGTAGCTCCGCGACCCGACCGACCGAAGCGACAAGAAGCGCAGCGCGCGCATTTTTTTCGCGCAGAATCGAAAGGATTCCGATGCCATCCAGGTCAAAGGCCGACAACAAGAGGACGCTCGAGCAGCTCATTGACATCTACAACGAGGCTACGGGTCTGAGCGAGTGGGAGGAGGATTTCATCGAGAGTCTGGTACGCAAGAAGCAGACTCGGTTCTCAGACAAGCAGGCCGCGAAGATCCAGCAGATCCATGTGCGCAAGACGCCGGGCGGGATTGATGACCCATTGTTTTAGGAAAGGACTCCGATGCTCGTACTGCAAAGATTCGAGGGCCAGGCGATACTGATCGGGGACGACATCCGTGTGACGGTGGAGATGATCAAGGGCGAGCGGGTTCGGATCGGGGTGGAAGCGCCCAAGCATGTTCGGGTTGACCGCGAGGAGGTCCGGGAACGGGTCAAGACTGAGGGAGCGAAGAGATGAGCAGCGATATAGGTGACGGACTCGTAACGATGCAGGAAATCATCAGCGCGTGCGCGAAGGCATGGGGCATTGGCATCACCGAGGTGTATGACAAGAGAAACCGGCAGGCCGAGAAGCTGGGATGCCTGCAAGCCATCTGTATGATCGGCCACGACTACGCCGGCTATTCGTACCCAGAGATCACGAAGGCGCTTGGCAAGAAGAGTCACTCTGGCCCGCTCGGATCGGCAAGGAAGGCGCGGGCCCATGTCCTGCACAACCGGGACACCCAAGTCATTCGGGGCGGGAGGTTCCAGCGCACCCCGTTCGAGGGTGTGGTGGACCTTGCGATGGCGAGCCTCGAGTACCTGGCGTCAACCCGGTCCAGGCGACGCAACGGGGACAGGGCGGCTCGGCCCGTGGACGATGATCTGGTGAGCGGTCGCCTGCGGGACAAGTTCGTGAACGAGTGGAAGAACGGCGTCCACACGGGTTGACGGGTGGGGGTGGTTGCACTACAATAGGAACCGATGGAGATCCACACAACAGACCTGACGAGGGAGTGTAAGCGGCAGCGGCACTTGGAACTCCAGTCACTCTCGGTCGGGTTTACGACTACCGCGTTGTTCAGGGGGAACCTCGGGCACGGCGCTCTCGAGACCCTGCACCGGGACTACGACCCGGCAGACTGGGACGAGGATGTTGGGTCCGAGTGTGTGTGTGCTGGGATCAAGATCGCGCACCAGAAGGCCGAGGAGGACAAGAGGCCCATATCGGCTGCGGTGGAGCGTGACGTTCTCAAGATCGCGGGCGAGGTGGAGGTCCTGGTCCAGCACTATATCCGGCGGTTCAAGGAATACTTTTCTCAGTGCCACCTGCTCGGCGTGGAGGTCCCGGTCCGATGCACGATCAGCGTGGACGGAGAGCCGGTCGAGTTCGCCAGTCATATCGACCTTTTGTTTGTTGGCCCCGAGTATTGGGACGCCCACTCCGAGTTCGTTGTCCGGCCGTGGGACTGGAAGTTCAAGGAGCAGGCCCCGACACGCGAGGCGTCTGAGCGAAGCTTGCAGATGGGGTCCTACGGGTACTCGGTGGCGAACGGGCGCGTGTTGATTGGAGAGGAGTGGCAACGTCTCGAGGCGGACGTTGCGCGTGTGGCAATCGTGGACATGATGCGGTGCCTCCCGTACAAGCAGGGAGGATCGTCTACGTCTCCGGACGGCAGCAAGCGCAAGTACGCCAAGGGTGACGACCGGAGCTTGTCTCGGATCATCCACCAGACGACCATTGACGAGTCGGGGCGTAAGCGCTGGCTTTCAGACTTCGAGGATCACGTCCGGATGGCCAGGGCGGGCTTGTGGCCCAAGAGCCCGGACCCGATCAGGTGCAAGCTGTGTGACGTACAAGTCCACTGTGAGGGGTATTCAGATGAGCAACAAAGCACTGACGGCGCTTGGTAAGGTCTGGTCGCAGATCCCAACGCTCTCGCTGGACGCGGAGAACCCGCATTTCAGTTCCAAGTTTGTGTCCCTGCCGAACATTGTGGCGTCGCTTCGACCGATCTTGGCTGAGGCCGGGATCTACTACATCCAGCGCTCAGTGGAATCGGAGCGGGGGCTGGCGCTCCAGACCATCATCGTTCACGCCGAGAGCGGTGAAACATACGATGCGGGCACCATCTACCTCCCGGTCAGGGACAACCCCCAAGCGGTTGGCTCTGCGATGACCTATGGGCGCCGGTACTCACTGTGCGCGGTGTTCGGGATCGTGGCGGACGAGGACGACGACGCGAACCGTGGGGCCGCGCCGGCTCCTAGAACCCGAGAGGTGGCGGGTGACAACACGAACCCATCAGAGGGAAGCCCAGGAGCCTGGAGGCACGCGGTTGCCAAGGCGATCATGGAGTGGACGGGAATCCAGGACGACGCGGACCTGAAATCCATCGGCGCCAAGATACGCAAGGCAGCCGACGTTGACCCAAAGGACGGCAGCGTGAAGGCGTGCAAGAAACTCCTCGAGTTCATCGGGGACAACAAAGAGAAGCAGTTTGATAAGGTCTTGAGCGGGATTTAGCCGCTGACTACCGCTTGGCCTTGCTCGCCCGGTCCAGGACGGTCCTGGCCCACTCGGAGAAGGACTGGCCCTTGCGGGCGGCTGCGGCCTTCCACGCCTTGTCTTGGGCGGGGGTGATTCGGACCTGGACGGCGATCTGCTTGGAACTGCGCATGGGCGTATGGTAGTGCATTCGTCCACAAGAGGCAAGCCCCTTGCTTTGTAGTGCAGGGGATGGTAGGATGGGGAAAAGGAGCAAGGAATGGGAACAAGAATCCGAGTAGAGCAGACAGACCCGCCAACAACCAAGGTTGTTCTTGCCGAAGCGGTCGTTCGTATCGGTGAGGCGGCGAAGGCCCTGTCTGACAGCGGCCTGAACGAGAAGGCCATCGTCGTGTTGTTGCAGGACAAGACAAAGGTTGGCAAACACAACATCCAGATTGTCCTTGATGGGCTCAAGCAGCTTGAATCCTGGTACTGCAAGCGATAGCCGGTGAGCGATTTATGCCCGACAAGATCACCGAGACCCAGATGTGCGAGGACCTCCGCGCCACGCTCGAGAGCAAGGGCGGCGAGGTCTACTCCGAGGTCGAGGTCTACCGGGGCCGGGTGGATCTGGTCTGGGTGGTTCCCGAGGGGCATCGGATTGCCATTGAGTGCAAGATCAGGGATGGGATGAAGTGCATAGCGCAGGCCAAGCAGCGGATCACCTGGTTTGACCAGACCTTCTCGGTCCTGCCGGAGCCAGCGAACGACACGATAAAGGAATACCTCAAGAGGGTCGCAGCGATGGCTAGGGTCGGCCTCTGGTGGTGGGCCCCAGGGCAGTTCTACCCGGCGGTTGAGTGCGAGATGCGCAGGCCAGGCGAGGGCAACGAGTTCAAGGTGACGGAGGCCCTGATGGATTCTCGAGCGATGAAGCAGTCCCCGGGCGTGAAGTCTCCGAGAGGATCAACCCTGGCGTTTCAGATCGTGATTGAAGCCGAGGCGTGGGTCCGAGAGCAGGGTGGGGAACTGCTGCTCAAAGACGTTGGGTCAGCGATCAACCGAAGATTCGGCCTGACCCCAAAGCAGGTTCGGGCCATCGTCTCCGAGCAGATCGCCAAGGGCCACGGCGGGGACATGGTACTGGACAAGAGCGGGCCGCTGCATGTGGTTCGGATAGACGAGAACTGAACCAAGGAGTCCAAGACATGAGCAAGCAACATGAAGGGGAGAAGAAGGGGATCGGGGTATGAGCACTCAAGACCAGATCGTTTTCTCGGTGATGGCTGCCGTGTGCTGCGCGTGCGCGTTCGGCTGGTGGCTGGAGCGACGCCGCTCGGAACGCCGCGAGCGTGCATGGCGGAACACTGTGGGTTGGTTGGCCCCGATCGTGGATCGGAACGAGCGAGATGGATGGCTCCCGGGGACCCCCAATGACAAAGACTGACTTACAGGAGGGGGAGAGGGACTGATGCCCGGCGACGCGCATGACAAGCTAATCGCCTACGCGCTGCGGTGGATCAAGAACCGCTCGTCGCTATCGCATCGGTGCTGCCCGGAGCTTCGGATCGCGGAGGGCTACGTCGCTGATGGCGTGTCGCTTGGCGGAATGCAGACGAGGCACTGGGAGGCGTGGTGCAAGCGATGGGGTCGATCCCCGGAGGGTTACACGTCGGGCCGAACCTTTGACAAGAGCAAGTGGGAGAAGACCGGCGATACTCCCTGGGCCTGTGTTCACATCACCGAAGCGAAGGCGAGCCGATCCGATTTTCTCTCGACGTTCGGGCCTGGCGAGAAGCACCAGAACCGCCTGGAGCCTGCGGGCAACTTGCATTGGCTGGTGATCGAGCCCGGCGTGTGCAAGCTCGAAGAGGCGCCCGAACTCTGGGGCGTGCTGGAGCGGCGCGGGAGCGGCTTGAGCATGAAGCGACTGCCGCGCTACTGCGAGCAGCCCGAGAGTGTGTTCAACGCCATGTCCGCGGCGATGCTCTGGAAATCGAGTTGGACGACGCGGTGGGCGCTGAAACTCCGCGATCGAGAGCAGATTCAAGGCTGGTAGACCCCAACGAGACCAATCCCCATGAGTGAAGCAACTGAGAACCCAAACAAGGAGAACACGATGACACGGACGATCGAGACTCACAAGCACAACATCTGCAACGAGCACATCACCGTCGAGGCTCAAGACGGCCCTGGCCCTGGCGGTGCCAGCCACAAGTACATCTTGAAGGGGCCGGACAAGGACTTTGGCGGCGGGGTTGGAGTCGCAGCACAGTTCGGCGTCAATCTGCGTTTCCAGAACGGTCCAATAGCCGAGGTCGGAGTCAACGGCATAACAAACGAGTCGCTGCTGGCGGTTGTGTTGGACAGGCTGGAAGGCTTCCAGTCCGGCGAGTACCGATGCCGCGAGAACGCCCTTGCGATCACCAAGATCGAAGAGGCCATGCACTGGCTTCTGCACCGAACGCGACAGCGCGAATCCCGCGGCGTTGAAGGCACGCACAAGGTCTAGGCCCCCCACCCAACCCAGAGAAGGAGAACAGGTGATGGGTAAGACACTCAGGTTTCAGGGTCACAGCGACGACACGTTCGGCGAGTACGAACTGACCAATGACGACTACGACAACTGCGCATCGGGCAAACCGATTCGCTGGCTGGTGTCGTCAGAGGCGGACGGACTGGCGGTCGTCGTGGTCGGCCAGCACTGCCCGAGCGGGTGCGGCGGCTGGATGATCGGCGTGGCTCCCCAAGAGGAGGGCAAGATGCCGGGCGATTGGGACATTCGGATCGAGTACGAGCACGAGTACTCACCGGCGCTGGTCATCTACAGCGCGCCTGTGGACGTGCAGTTGAGGTGCCTAGAACTCCAGGAGTAACCCATGACCCTCACACCAGAGACGAAGAACGAGGAAATCGGGGTCGAATCCGTCAAGCCCGGCGCTGTGTGGCGCAAGGACGGCCCGTGTGACTGGCTGCGTGTTGAGCGGCTCATGCTGCCGGGCGAGCCAGGGTATGACGGCGGATTGGCTGGCGTCTCAGTGAAACCGGGCCGGAGCGTTGGTGGGAAGTTTCGCGCGTCACGCGGGCCATCGTGGTTTGTGCCCGCTCGATCGCGGTCGGCGTTCGCTCGACACATGAGGCTGAGTTGTCGAGCACCCAAGGAGTCCCCCAATGCCTGACACACCAGAGAGCGGAGAGACGGGAATCGGGGCGATACCAGAGATCGGCCCAGGAGTGCGGCAAGCTCTCTCGCACGCGGTATTGGCCTGCAAGGTCGCGCACTCGCCATCGGACAAGCCAGACGATAAGCCCATGCGGTTCGATCTTTCGTGGCGGGCACTGCACCTGTTCGCAAACTACTACCTTCGCTATCTTCCGGTGGAGGCCGAGGAGCGGTGGCATGTTTCAGAGAACGAAGACGGCGGGTTCCTGCTGTGCGGACCAGCGTTTGCGCTTGCTGTCGAAGATGCGAAAGACGCACAGGATGTCGCCAACCTCATCAACAAGCTGCGAGCGCAGCGGGATCCTGAGCCAATACCTCCCCCACCCCCAGAGGCGGGGGCGTCGGAGGTCGTGACCATCGTTGCGCAACTGGAGGGGATGCTTTCCCAAGGGTCATCCGCGTGCGACCCGGCGGTCGTTGATGCCCTGCTGATGAAGTGCCGGGATGTTCTGTGTTCCCGCACCCCCTCCCCCCCAGCAGCCGAGGCGGTGGAGGCGCTGAGGGGATCAGCCCGCAAGGTTCTTGAGCAGTACCGATCGTATGTATCTCGGAACCACATCCAGCCTGACGATTGGTTCCCTGAGATGAGAACAATGGAAGAAGCCCTCTCCCGCCTCGAACCCCAGGGGGGAGACACACCATGAGCGGGGCAAGATATCGGGCCGAGTGGTATCAGTCGGTTGGCATGGGCTTTTTCTTCGGGTTCCTCGGCGGCGCACTCTTGCTCGCAGTCTCGATGGCGGTTCTGGGAGAGATTCGTTCATCGAGGATGCTCGACCCGGCGGCGCTCTACTGGGTCGGTACTACCTCCGAGGGCCACGAGATTTGGATGCGAGATCCCCCAACAGGAGACACAGAGCGATGAGTGAGAGAACGTGCCCAAGTTGCGGCAAGGTGAAGAGTTGTGCATCTATCAACAGCTCCGAATGGTGTGTGGCGTGCGGAGCGATGATTCCAGCAACCACCCCACCCTGCCCCCGCTGCAAGGAGTTGGAGGCAGAGGTTGAGCGGTTGAAACGAAGTCTTGCAGATTGCCGCGAAGCCCTCGCCTATGCGATCGTGCCGGGCAAGGAACCCACCCAATGACCCCTGACACACCAACGCCTGCACAGATCGACCACGACACGAACAAGCACGACGCATCGAAGGCTTGGGCAGAAGAGATCGGCTGGTCCGTCCGCATGGCCTGCCTCGCCCTTGTCATCTCGGTGGCCATGATTTGCGGCACCGTGATGGTGCTCGTGTTTGGAGGGGTGATTGATGGGTGAGAAGAAAGTGGGCATCGGGGAGTTGCTTGAGTCGTTGTCGTACCAGAGCAACGGGTGGACCGCACAGGCGCATTCGATCCTGACTGCCCTCGCCCCCCTCCTAGAGAAGCACACCCCCGAGGAGATCGTCAGGCTGGTGGAGTCGTTGCCGGTGACGGCTGATGGGGTGAGGGTTGGGCCGCTGGGCGCAGTGTACGGTCCAACAACAGGGCGCCGGTATATCGCCAACGACCTGATTGACTGCCAGCAAGACCGGAACTTCGGCGAGGATGATGAGCACCCCGACAACTCCGAAGTGCCGAGGATCAGAGAGTGGCTTGTCCTTCCGATTTCCGACTGCTACTCCACCCCCGAAGCAGCCGAGCAAGCCAAGAGGGAGACACCCGATGTTTAGCAGCAGCAGTCGGGAACTCGCGCGAGTGACCCGAGAGCGCGACGACGCGATCATGGGACTCCAGATCATCTCAATGATCCAAGAGGGCCGGTCCACACGGAAGCCCGACCTTTCTCGTCCAGTCACGGTCAACCCGAAGCCCGCCCATGAGTTCGTGCAGGACGCTGTCCAGGTCGGACTCCAGCGGCTGCTGGACAAGTCGTTCTTCTCGATCTCAGACCTGAGCAGCCTTCTTGAGTCGGCGCGCATCGTCCCGGACGGCAGCGTGATGAAGGCCCTGCGACCGCTTCATTGCATGGACTGGTCGGACATGGACCCGGAGTTCAGGGTAGAGACGCAGCAGCAGATCCTGGCCATGTTCGTGCCGGTCGAGGCCGAGACCACTCCACAGGAGACACCCGATGGATAATGGACCCAGCGTTTTCGCAGACTTGGAGATTGGGTTCGGCGGCGAGAGCGGGCCTGATGTCAAGACCGCGACCCATAGCCACCACCACAACGATACCCACGCTTGGAATACAGGATGGGTGACGGTTCATGTTCTGCCCACGGACTGGCGGGTGTGGGCGGTCGTGACAGTCGGGGCCGTGGCAATCGCAGTTATCAGCGCGATCTAACCCCCAAGGAGACACCTGATGTGGATTGAGGTGGCATGTCCTGGCGCCGCCATCGTGCTCCTGTTCACCCTGTTCTGCGCACTCATATACGACTGGATCAAATACGGAGGCCCCGACGACGATGCCTGACATGAACGAACGAATGAACGCCGCCGAGCAACGACTCGCCCTGCACGAGCGGGCGATGATTGAGGGTGGCCTGATGCCCGAGCCTGTCGTGGTCACACCCCTCAAGCCTGGGCTCGACCTGACCGTCGCCATCATCGGCAACCAAGGTCGGGAGTTGGCGGACCAGTACGATCTGATCTATGAGGATCAGGTTCACCCGCATATGCCTGACGACAACCCACACCTGCCCAAAGAGGTCAGGGAGGGAATCGGCGACATCATCGTCGCTATCCCGATGGACCGCGCTTACTCGGCTGGCAGGTGGTGGGGCTTACAGATGGTCGTTCGCCAGCACGGACCGAACGGGCGCGCCTACGTCGATGAGTTGAGCGTTCCGGGTTTGCACGCAACGAGCGCGGCGGGGTCGTACTGGCTTGCCGGTGACAGTCGCCCCGAGGAATCCGAACTCGCCCTCAAGTCGTACCTCTTTCATTGCGGCATGGCAGCGGGCGCCAGCGAGGCGAACGGATGCGTGGTGGGGATCGGAACGGACTGCGATGTTGTGAACGTGCCGAGCTACGACGAGACCGCCGACCGGGTCAAAAGCGCCTTCCGCTTCCGAGAGAAAATCGCCGAACGCCTCGGAGACAACCCGTGGCCCCCGTTCCAGTTGCTCTGGTGCTACAACAACCGCGGCAACGCAGCGATCGAGACAGCGGTCGCGCGGAAGTGGGAATCAGCGAGCGACATCAACCGCGCCGCCTACAACTGCCAAATCCGCTACGCCTTCCGCCCGATGGTGGAGTTGAAACTGGACCCGATGACAGAGTTTAACATCCTCTACAACGCGATCCGGGGACCCAAGCAGATGCAACTCTGGGGCACAAACGAGGACTACGACCGGGCCAGCCTCCTGATGAAGCACATCTCTGAGAAGTACGAGCTGGTCAGATGATCAACAGCAGGGAAAAAGGAATCCGGGGCGAACTCGAGTGGCGGGACTGGCTGCGCAAGCACCTGGGGATCAAGGCCCGAAGGGGCCAGCAGTACGCCGGCAACCCGGACGCGCCCGATGTCGTGTCTGACATCGACGGCATTCATTTCGAGGTCAAGCGAGTTCAGCGAGAGAGCCCGAGGGCTTGGATGAAGAAGGCGATCTCGGACGCTGGGCCGAACATTGTCCCCGTTGTCGCCTTCCGCCCCAACCGCGAGGAGTGGCTTGTGTGTATCCGAGCCGAGGACATGGAGGCATTCGCGCGGGCGATCATCGAAAGGGATTCTGATGCCTGAAATCATGTGGTCTGAAATCCCTGGGTTCCCCAGATACCGTGTGTCAGAGTACGGCCACGTCCATAACACCGAGTCGGGCAAGTTCATCAACGGGTCACTGAACGGAAACGGCAGGTACCCCGCCGTGGTTCTGTATAGGGGTGACGGGACCAGGGCGCAGAAGTTCACTCACCGATTGGTGGCAGAGCAGTTTGTCCCAGTTCGTAGCGGCAAGCCAGAGGTGAACCATATCGACGGGAACAAGCAGAACTCACACGCATCGAACCTGGAATGGGTCGGCAGGCGAGAGAACGTCCACCACGCTGTCCGGTCTGGATTGGTGTCGAAGTTGAGCAGTGGCCAAGTATTAGACGCCCGCAACAGAAGGGGGCGCGGTGAGTCAGTTGTGGCGATTGCAGAGGACCTGGGTGTAAGTGATACCACGGTCTATCGCGCGACCGACTGGGGCCACTGGCGAGGCGGACCGGCATCGAAGATTCACCTCGAACACCACAAGAGCAAGGGGGAGTGATGGGCAGGCACTACTACAGCAGGGGGGTGTGCCGAGACACGGGGCGAACCATCCTGGGCGTGCCGATCCTGACGGCGGATTGGATGCCCGACAATACCGTGGCCCTTCTCAATCACAACAGGAGACACCCGATGCCCAAGACTGAAACACTCGAAGCCTGGGTAGAACTCTGGGAGGTCGAGCCGAAGCTGGTTCCTCCTGGGTGGGCGCGACAAGAGCCGCCGCCGGGGCAGAACGCGCTCGGCGACTGGGAGCGGTCGTTCGTTGGGCCGTACACGGGCAATCGAACGGTATACGCAGACCCAGAGAACCCCGAACCCATCGACCTAGCCGCCCAGATCGGGGTGGCGGTGGAGTGGTTGTTTACGAGAATGCACGGCGTAGCGCGCCATGGGGCGATGCTGAATTCTCGGTCGATGCTCATTGGTGTCAACGGCCTTTGGTGTCATCCCGAGGACGGAGACACCCTCCCCTCGCTGCTGTCCCACTGTCGTCAGGTACTTCTGGCGCAGGGCAAACTCAAGGAGAAGCCATGAACCGCCGAGACTTCACCAAGACCGCGGCGCTGGCCCTGATCGCGGCCAGCCCGTTCTCGAGCCTCGAGCCCAAGCCGAAGCTTGAGCCGTTCAAGGGCAGGGGTGACGGGGTACGGAGGGAGTGGATTGAGAACCTGATCGGCGGCGGGCGGGCCCCAGATATGCCACAATACCCCCAGACCCAACCCTCTAGACGAGGAGTTATGGATGGCATGGGCGAGCAAGATCGAACTGATGCGGGGGCCCTGTGACGGGGCAATCGTTGACATCGGGGGCGACGTGTGCGCGGGCGAGTGTTTCCGCGTCGCCCGGAGCGAGGGCACCGAGGCCCTGTACGTCGTGATCCCCGGCACCACATTCGACGACCGAACGCCGGATGGCCGGCTCCGGGCCAAGTTCCGGGAGATGATCCACGAGAAGCCGCACATATAGCGGACGCGCGTGGGCGTTTGCACAACCTGTTGGCGGTAGCGTACACTACGGGCGGGGGCCGACCCTTCACAGGAGGTCCGTATGCCCATCCCGCGCCGAGCCCGAACCACGGCAGACTGGTCATTCTTCGCCCTCTGCGCGGGGGGGCTGCTCGCCGTGGCGGTGTTTGGCCCCGGGTGCCAGACCCAGAGCCGCTCGGTGATCCAGCCTCCCCGGCAGACGGTGACCTCCACCCGGACAGCCCGGCCCGCCACCGAATCCACGGTGATCACCAACGCCGAGTCGGTCTCGATCGCCCCGGACGGCACGATCACCGCCCAGAACGGTGAGGTCCACGTCAACAAGACCGATCCGAGCGTGGACACCCAGAACTCGGTGACGTACACCGGCCCGAGCCTGAGCACAACCAGCGACGAGGCGGCGAGCTCGTTCGAGTCCAAGACCCCCCAGGTGACGTTCCCAGACGGGTCGAGCACCGAGGGCGGGTCCACGGCGATCAGCGCCGACCTCTCGAAGCTGGCCGGCGGGTTGGGGTTCTTCTACGCCATCGGGGCCCTGTTCATCGCCCTGGGCGCGGGCCTGATCTTCTGGGCCAAGCAGGTCAAGCTCGGGATCGCCTCGGGCGTCTTGGGCGCCCTGTTCATCGGGGTCGGGGTGACGATCGCCACCTACCCCTGGATCTGGCTGGTGGTCGTGGCCGCTGGCCTGGGCGTGGGCGGGTACTTCCTCTGGGCCCACCGCCAAGCGTTCAAGGATCGGTTCACGCTCGAGCGGGTGGTCAAGGGCGTGGAGAACGCGGACCCGGAGGCGCGGGCCAAGGTCACGGACGCGATCAAGAGCGAGGACGACGGGGCCAAGGGTGTAGTCCGCGCTACGGTTGATCGGGTCAAACTCAAGGTCAAGGGGTAGGGATGGCGACGTTCTACGTTGATTCCAACAACGGCAACGACTCCAACGACGGGTCATCATGGGCGCTGGCCAAACTGACGCTGGGCGCTGTGACCCTCGGGGACGACCTGACCCTCTACACCGATGGGGTGTTCTTCGAGCAGATCGACCAGACGACGGGCTACGACAACTTCACCTGGAACACCCGCAGCGGCCCCACGGGCATGACGATCATCGACTGCCGGGACTTCGAGACCGGCTGGGCTAATCCCAGCGGGACGATCTACAGCGTCGCTGTTGCAGTAGAGCCCGAGAACGTCGCCTACCAGTACGGCGCCGACGACGCGGCGGGCACAGTCACGGGTGTCGGCGAGATCAAAGCCCAGTACCTCGCGGGGCTCCCTGACTACCGCCGGTGCATGAAGGGCTGGCTGACAAAGGCGGCGGTTCCGACCACCACGACCCCGGCGGCGGGCGAGTGGAGTTGGGCATCGGGCACCCTCTATGCCAACGCCGGAGAGTCGGCGACCCCAGACACGGACTTTAGTTACGCGGTCAAGGGGCGTCACGGAGTCGTCTGGAAGGGGGCGAACGCGTGGCCTGACGGCCTGATCGTCAGGGGCCTGGGCAACGTCGGCCTGAGCGGTGGCTATGGCATCCAGTTCCAGGAGGGGTCTGGGTCGAAGGCCACCCGCTGCATCATTCAGGACCAGGGTGGCCACGGTATCGGTTGGGCGGACTCGACAGGCAACAACACCGCCAGCACAACCGACTGTGAGTTCTGGGGCATGACCCACGGACTGGGCGTCGCCAGCACATCGCTGGTGCTCTACAACGCCACAAGCTCTCAGAACAACACAGGATTCCACAACGGCGGCGTCGAGGTTCACTGCTACCCGATCCTGGGCCCAGATGGGATCCCGGTCTCAGACACACTCGAGCACGCAATATCCACAACACACACAGACTCGGCCACAGATAGCAACTTGGGCACGGTCAAGGATGTGACTTACCGGGATGTCCGACCGTTCAACTACAAGGCCGAACTCGAGGCCAAGCACAGTGGCAGCTACACGGTCACTCTGGGACCACCGATCAGCGCCAACTATGGCACAGACACGGTGGCGGACCCGGACGATCCAACTTCCTACCCGATCCAGTATTACGGCCACGGAGAGAGCTACGTCTGTGCCCGGCAGATTTACCAGGACGGCTGCTACTACGAGCGGGTCTACCTGAACGACACCCGGGGATGGTCCACGAGCCCGGACCGCCAACTCCTGATCCATATCGGGGCGTGGTTCCAGAGCTGCGTGATCATCCGGACCGGCCTGGACGACGCGGTGGGCGGCTCGGCGCTCGGCGCCTGCTTCCGGATCGACTCGGGCACGAACGACGACCAGCTCCTCAAGTTCGACCTCTGCACGCTCTACAACACGGAACCCACCACAGGCAACGTCAACGGCGCGGGCTGGATCGCCTTCGGTGGCGGGCTCAACGCCTCAAACCTCTACGTCCAGGCCCGAGGGTGCGTGATCTCCTGCAACGTCACCTCAGACGCCTACCAGGGCCGCTGGAGCTACAACGGGGGCCGGTGGACCACGGCCCAGCATGACACATGGTCGGACCTGGAGGATTGCTGGGTGGGCAATATGGGCACCACCAGCACGATCCGCCAGAACGGCGCGGGCACAGGCCCGGTATCGACCTCGAGAGCCACCTGGATCAGCACCTACCACACAGGTGACACCGTGGACGACGCCACGATCGACTTTGCCGACGAGGCCAACCTGGACCTCGCGCCCGCATCGGGAAGCGCCGACCTCGCCACCACCAAGGCATCACTCCACACAGACCTGATCGGGATCATCGGAATCAACGGCAGGGCCTACGACGGCTCCTACGGCCCATACCAACACGGACTCCCCGCTGGGTACGCGGCACAGGCCACGGGACACCTCAGACCCTCACGACCCAGGAACAGACCGGCGAACATGCGGGTACGCTAAGACCCCAAGCAGCAAGGACTTACGACGATGAGCGGTGGGAATGGGAACGGTCGGGTTCATACCGGCGAAACCCGAGAGCGTGGTGAGGGCGGAAGGTTCGCGCCTGGCAACACGATTGCCAAGAGCGGCGGCCGCCCACGGGATGACTACCTCCGCGACCTCCGCGAGCGGGTCCGCAAGTGCATCACCCCCGCCCAACTCGAGGCCCTGCTGCTGTCCATGTACGGGCTCGCCACCGATGACGAGCTCCCGGCCAAGGAGCGGGTGCCCCCGGCCAAGCTGGTGATGGAGTACACCGTGGGACGCCCGGACGCGATGGACGCCGCCCTCCAGGTCACAAGCCAGGACGGCGGGCTGCTCGTCAAGATCATCCCGATGGAGGGGATCGTGGACGATGGTTGAACTGGTCCAACGAGCCCTGCCCAAGCAGATGCGGTTCCTGGCCTCGGAGGCCCGGCACGTCGGCTATTCGGGCGCGTTCGCCACGGGCAAGAGCCGGGGGCTATGCCTGAAGCTGCTCTCCAGGGCGACGGTCCCCGGCTCCCGTGAGGGGCTGTGCCGGAAGACCTTTAACAGCCTCAAGAAGTCCACCCTCAAGACCCTCCTCGAGCCCGAGGGCGAGCTGCCCCCGGTCCTCCCGATGGGGAGCTACACCCACAACAAGGGCGAGGCCGAGATCCGAATCCACGGGGGCGGGACCATCATGTACTTCGGCCTGGACGATCCTGGCAAGATCGCCTCCATGAACCTCTCGGGCGTGGGGATTGACGAGGTGGTGGAGTGCTCGGAGGACGATTACCGGATGCTGGACGGGCGCGTCCGGATGACGGTTCCCGGCCTGATCCGCCAGCTCTACTCAGCCTGCAACCCCGGCCCGCCCTCGCACTGGTTCGCGGAGCGGTTCGGCCTCGCCCCGGGCACGGACACCCCCTGGGACAACCACGAGGTGATCCACACCAAGACGACCGACAACCCCTGTTTGCCCCAGGACTACATCGACTCGCTGATGGACCTCACGGGCGTCTACTTCGAGCGGTACGTCATGGGCCGCTGGGTGGGCTCAGACGGCGTGGTGTACGACAACTGGCTCAGAGACACCCACGTCAAGACGAGGGCCCTGACGCCCTCCAGGGTCATCCTGGGGGTGGACGACGGGTTCACCAACCCGTTCTCGGTTCTGAGGGTGGAGCTCGACGGGGACGGGCGGGCCCACGTCTCGGCGATGGTGTACCAGTCCGGGCTCCAGCGCTCCGAGAAGATCGAGGCGGTCAAGTCCCTGGCCGACGGGCACGAGGCGGTGATCTGCGACCCGAGCGCCGCGGAGTTCATCCAGGCCCTCCGGGACGAGGGAATCCACGCGATCGGGGGGGACAACTCGGTCCTGGACGGGATCGGGCGGGTACGCCAGCGGCTCGAGGTCAAGGACGATGGGAGGCCCAGGCTGACCGTAGACCCCGAGTGCGCGGACCTGATCCGGGAGTTCGAGACCTACGAATGGGTCCCCGATCGGCCCAAGGACACGGTGAAGAAGGCCCACGACCACGCGTTGGACGGCCTCCGGTACGTCATCAAGCACGTCGATCACGACCTAGGCACGACGGTCTACGGTGGGGCCCCGGTCCACGAGCCCGTGGCGGTGTCGTTCGAGGAGTGGCGTGGCCGGGTATCAATCGAGGACGATCCGACCTTCGGATAGGGGTATCGCATGGGACGGATCACGAAAGCCATTCAGGCCCTCGCGGGCGTCAAGACAGTGACCACAACGGACGACTGGCTCGGCCCGATGGTCACGGTCTCGGACATCACCGGGCGCCGGCGGTCCTCGGTCTCGAGTTCGATGGAGCTCGTGGCCCGCGCCACCGGGATGGTGGCCGTCTACGCGGCCATGAACGCGACAGCCTGCTCGAGCCAACGGATGCGGCTCTACCGGGCCGTCGCCTCGGACCCGAACGCGGTGCCCAAGCACAGGCGGAAGGCGTGGGAGGCCGGGCGCGCGGGGGTCAAGGCCGCGGACTTCGCGTCTCGGGGCGGGGACGTGGTGGAGATCACGGATCACCCGGTGCTGGACTTCCTCGACTGCCCGAACATCAACTGGCCGGGGGGCTCCTCGCTCGTCTACCAGAAGTTCTGGTTCCGTGAGGTGGCGGGTCAGTCGTTCAGCGGCATCGAGCGGGACGCCTCTGGCCCGGTGGCCGAGTGGCCCCTGTACCCCCAGCATGTGACGGTCCAGCCCGACGAGCAATCCCTGATCGGGGGGTACTGGTTCGGGCGCGGGTCCGAGGACGTGCGGAAGTTCGAGCGTGAGGACATCATCCACCTCCAGCACTCGCCGAGCCCGGTGAACCCGTACAACGGGATAGGGCCCCTGGCGTTCGTGGTGGCCGAGGCGGATCTGATCGCGGCGAACCTGACCCATGACCAGGAGTTCGTGAGCCGGGGCATGAGGCCCGATTACGTCGTGACGGTGGACGAGAAGACGAGCCCGACCCAGATCGAGGAGATCCGGCTGACCCTCCGCAAGCTGCTCGGCGGCCTGCGGGGGTCCACGGAGCCCCTGATCCTCCGCAACGGGTCCACGGTGACGGCGCCCCAGTTCTCGGCGAGGGAGCTCCAGGACCTCGAGAAGAGGCAGGAGCTACGCCAGGTGCTCCGCACGGCCTTCGGCATCCCCGAGTCGATGGAGGCCCTGAACGACGCCAACCTGGCCTCGAGCGAGCAGGGGTACGGCGTCCAGTACCTGGACCTGACGGTCAGGCCCCGGGTGAACCGGGACGCGGACCAGCAGAGTGAGATGCTCCTGCCGATGTTCGGGCTGGACCCGTCCATCTATCGGTTCATGTACGACGATCCGGTGCCCCAGAACGAGGAGCGGCGTACCACCCTGGCGGCGCAGCGGGTGTCGGCTGGTCTGACCTCGATCAACGAGGAGCGGATGGAGATGGGGCTTGAGCCGGTGGACGGCGGGGACGCCCTGCGGATCAGCGGGCAGAGCCTCGAGACGCTGGACCGTGCGCCCGAGCCCGCCCCGGCGATGGGCAGCGGGTTCGGGTCCATCCCGATCAGCGGGTTCCTGGCGGCGCCCGAACCGGACGGCAAGGGGGTGGTGGAGGTGGGCGGGGTAGTGAGCGAGCGTAAGGGAAGCGAAATAGGCGTAACGGAGCGTAAGGATGCGCAAACGGACGACCCTTGGGGTTCCCCCTGTTGCGACCACGAGGGCGAGAAGGCCGCCGATGGCCCGTTCCGCTCGGACAAGATCCAGAAGCTAGAAAAGGAACTCGTTGGCACGATTCGGGACAACCTGACGGACATCCAGGGCCGAGCGGTCGCGGGCGAGCCGGTGGGCAAGGACGACGTGGACCAGATCGCCAGGCTGCTCCGCGAGACCCTCAAGGGGTTCGCCGAGGTGGGGCTGGAGCTCGCAGCCGAGGAGGCCGGCGGGGCGTTTGACATCGTGCCCGAGCGGGCCCTGGCGTTCCTGGACGCCTACTCGCTCAGGCTTGCCGGCGACATCGTGGAGACGACCCTGGAGCGGACCCGGGCGTCCCTGGCCACGGGCCTCGAGGAGGGCGAGTCCATAGACGACATCGCCAAGCGGCTGGACGACTTCACCGAGGCCCGCGCCGAGACGATCGCCCGTACCGAGGTCCAGACGGCGGTACAGGGCGGCAAGCTGGCGGGGTTCGAGGACATCGGGATCACGGGGAAGATCTGGCAACTGGCCCCTGGGGGGTGCCCGATCTGCAAGCGGATCGTGGACGAGAACGACGGGACGGGCCAGAAGTCCGGGGTGGTGTCCACACAGGTCCCGTTCTGGCCCGCGGGGGTGCCGATCGTCGGCGCGGACGGATCGACTTTCACGCCGCGGGGGCCCGTGCTGGCTCCCCCGGCCCACCCAAACTGCTTTGTGCCTGATACCAGGGTCGGGAGAATCGGGACGTTTGCGGGGATGCGGGCGGCGTACTCAGGCCCCGTCGTGGATCTTGAAACCGCGTCCGGTCGCAGGCTGACCGTTACCCCTGAGCATCCAATCCTGACGGCGGGCGGCTTTGTCCCGGCGGGTCAGATCAACGATGGCGAGGATCTGGTCTGCGGCTCCCTCGGTCATTGGCCCGGCGGCGCGGGAGTTGCACCAGACGATGACCACGCACCAACCACGATCGCGGAGGTGTTCGATTCGCTTTCGGTGTCTCTGGGCGTGTCTGCCGCCACGGTGCCAGTTGCCCCCGAAGATCTCCACGGCGATGCGGTCTTCACAGAGGGCCAGATCGACGTTGTAGCGATAGATTGCCTTCTGGGGGACAGGATCAACGCCCCGCTCGCGGAGATGGGCGAGCAGTTGGGCCTCCTCGGGGCTGTCGGGCTTGCCGACTCGCTCGCGTCCGAGGGCAATCAGGCATCTATGCTGATCGCTCTGCGGCTTGCCGCGGACGGCGGCGTGGGCCTTCTCGGTCAGTCGGGCCCGTTCGTCGGGCGTCGTCTGGGCCATGCGGGCATACATCGCCTTGCTGCGGTTGCGGGGGGTGACGCCGGCCAGCCTCAGGTACTTGCCGATCGTGACGCGGGAGATCCCGCATTCCTCGGCCATCTTCTTGACCGATTGTCCCGCGTGGTGACCCTGGACCCACTGGTCCACAAGAGCATCCGTCACTATTCCGGGCATGTGTATGACCTTTCAACCGAGTCCGGGCTGATAGTTGCGGACGGCATTGTAGCATCGAACTGCCGGTGCAACCTGCTCGGGGACTTCGGAGGTGACGAATGAAGCTCGTAGACAAGATTAGAAGCAAGCACCCGGAACTGGGCGGGGACGCCCAGATCGGGGTGTGGGCGTCGTTCGGCAAGGACACCACGGTGGACACCGAGGGCGGCAACCGGGACATCACCGTGGTCGCCAACACCGACGACATCGACCTGGACAACGAGGTGGTGATCCCCTCGGGGGCCGATCGGTCGTACTTCGAGTCCAATCGCAAGGTGTTCGTGGACCACGACTACACGATGGGCTCGCACGTCGGGTCTTTGCGGAGGAACGGCCTGAGCGCCTACCCCTCGTTCGCGGAGCAGAAGGGCTGGCTGGCCCGTATCGGGATGCTGAAGATTTCGAGCCCGGTGCCCGACGACATCCTGTCCGTGGCGCGTGAGGTGGGTATCGGGGTGTCCATCGGGTTCGCGGCTACGGACGTGGGACCCCCGACCGAGGACGAGGCCAAGCGGTACGAGGGCAAGCGTGGGGCGCCGGCCTCGATCGTGCGGGCGTGGGACTGGATCGAGCTCTCGTTCACGGCGATGCCCTGCAACGTGTCCTGCCAGAGCCGGGTGGAAGTCCTGGACGACACCCGGGCCGCAAGCCTCGAGGCGCTGGTTACGAAGGGCAAGATCCAGAAGGCGTCGGCGAGGGCGCTGGGCCTGCCCGATCGGTCCCTGTTCCCGGCGGCTGAGAGTCCGATAGCCCGCAAGACGTACATTCACGCGGGCCTGGGGGCGATCACGAAGGTTTGTACCTAGCGGCCTCAAGTGTCCCCTGGATCGTGCCGATGACTCCCCTGGGCAATCACGCCCTGGGAGGTTGAACCATGCGACAGGCGATCAAGGCGTACCTGGCGGACCCGTACACGCGCTGGCTGTGGGCGGTGATGGGGGTGTTGCTGGGCGGGTTCCTGGCGGTGGCCCTGGGGGGCTGCGGGACGATCCGGGGCCTGGCCCAGGACATCGACTCGGCGAGCGCTGGGGTGGCGAGGGCGGCGAGTGGGGACTGATCTGTACACTGTGCGCTGCACTCTCGATTCGGCCCGTCCTCGTGCGTTGCGGGGGCGGGTTTTTGTGTGCCCGCGTGCAGGTTGCACAACATATGGGGGGTCGGTATACTCCCCCCGACGTAGACGCTGACCGGCGACTCGCCCGCAATCCGCCTCAGGCCCTCTAGGCCCCCCGGGTTGTCCGACGACCTCCTGGCGTGAGTTATCTCACACAAACAGGAGGTTCAGCCATGAACCGAAAGCAACTGCTGGCGCTCGCCCGTGCAAACGGGTTCGAGGGCGGCAACCTCGCCGAGATCAAGGCGTGGATGACTGAGAACGGGATCGAGAAGATCACGGCTCCCGATGGGAAGTCCGTGGACGTGGACGAAGCCTGGGGAACCAAGGCCGTCCTGACGCTTGACGAGGGCGAGAGCCTGAACAGCCTCGAGGTCGTGGGCGCCGAGCCCTCCGAAGAGGAGATGGCCGAGCAGGAGCGCGCCGCGGCTGAGGAGCAGATCCAGGGGCGTTCAGCCTCGAGGACCAACCTCCGAACCCGCCAGATGGGTACCGAAGTCGGCAAGGCGTACGCCGGCGTCGAGTCTCCGGCTGTGCGGACCAAGCGCGGGCGTGCCTGCGCAAAGTACGACCAGGCCGTCAAGAGCGGGGGTCTCGTCTACGTCCCTGGAATGGGCAAGATGAAGCCTGCGTTCAGCTCGTCCGAGGCGGCTGAGTTCTTCGGCGCCAAGATGCGGCTCCATGTGACGGGCAACGGCCAGGTGGCCGACTACCCCGAACTCGAGAACGACCGAACGATCGTCAAGACGCTCGTGACCAACAACAACCTCCTCGGGGGTGGGCTGGTCCCGGACGACTACTCGGCGGACCTGATCGAACTCAAGGAGGAGTACGGGGCGGCCCGCAGGCTGATCGGTGTTACGCCGATGAGCCGGGACAGCATGACGGTCCCCCGCGCTCTGGGCGACGTGGCCCCGACGTGGCAGACCGAGGCCGGGACTGAGACGGCTCAGAACAAGCCAGAGTCTGACACGGTGGAACTGGTCGCCAAGAAGCTGATGGGCCTGACCCAGATCAGCGCCGAGCTCCTGAACGACTCCGCGATCAGCGTGGCGGACTTCTGGGGCCGGTCCTGGGCTCGCGGCGTCGGCAACAAGGAGGACCTCGCGGCCTTCCTCGGCGACGGCACGAGCACCTACGGCGGCATCGAGGGCTTCAACAACCAGATCGCGGACGGCTCGGGCACTGGCCCCGGCGAGTACCAGAGTGCGGGCGGCGACTTCGCTTCCATCACCCTGGCCGAGTTCTCCAACCTTCTGGCGTTGCTCCCCGGATACGTTCATGTCGGCGGAAACATCAAGTGGGGCTGCCACTCTCGTTTCTTCTTCGAGGTCATGGACCGGCTTATGCGGGCCGCGGGCGGCAACACCCAGAGCGACCTGGGCAACTCGAGCGGTCGCCAGTTCCTCGGCTACCCGGTGGAGTTTGTTCAGTCTCAGCACTCGACCGATCCGGGCCAGGACATCGTGTTCTGCACGGTCGGCGATCACTCCGCGGGCGCGAAGTTCGGCGAGGTTCGGGGCTCCAACGAGGTGGCCACGAGCGACCAGCGGTACTTCGAGCAGGACCTGATCGCAATCCGCGGCAAGGAGCGGGTGGCGATCAACATTCACGGCGATGGCGTCAGCACCACAGCGGACCCCGTGGTCGGCATGAGCCTGACCAGCTAAAGGAGGGTCATCAATGATTCACATGCAAAACACGAAGATCGCCCAGATGGTCGCCCCCGCGGCGATCGTGGACAACGACGATCCGGTCGGGGCGCGCGGCGACGCGAACCCCGTGTCGGTGGACACCAACGGATACGACTACGCGAGCGTCTACCTGCACATCGGGGCAACGGACATCGCTGTCACGTCTTCGGTGTACGAGGGCGACAGCGTGGCGTCTGGGGCCGACGATTCCGACTTCACCGCGATCACGGGCGCCGACTTCGGCGCTGCGGCTGCGGCTGACGAGGACAACGGTTTCTGGGTCTGCCACATCGACCTGAGAGGGCGGAAGCGCCACCTCCTGCTCGAGTGCCTGGTCGGAGACGGCACGGCGGGTGCGTTCGTTACGGCCTTCTGCATCCTCTCCAGGGGCAAGGAAGCGCCGACGACCGCAGCTGAGCGCGGCCTGACCAACGAGGCCATCGTCTGATCTCTCTCTTCCTCCCCCGGCGCCTGCTACCGCGGGCGTCGGGTTTTCCCAACTCAGAGGAGGTCACGCGATGACAACCGCGACAGAGAACCCGCACATGATCGTCCAGTTGCTCGAGCCCTGGTCTGGCCACAACTCGGGCGACAAACTCGACTCAGGCGACATCGGATACGGCGTCTGCGACGCCCTGGTCACGGGTGGCCGCGCCAAGGACGTGACGCCCAAGGCCAAGATGATCAAGGGGCCCAAGGTCCAGAACAAGGCGGTGACCAATGGCGCTGGGTGAGAACAGGGCGGTGAACCCGGGCATCACCGATTCGACCACGATGGTCTCGGCCAAGGGGTCCTGGGTGACGGCGAACTCCGATCTGACGGTGGCACACGTCACCGCGGACTTTCAGAACCCGCAGTCCGTGGACGACTCGAGCGTCCACTGGGTCCAGGTCGGCAGAGCGGCCTCGAGCCTCCTGCTACGGATGCGGTACGCCACAACGGTCACGTCGATCGGCACCGCGCCGGTTGTTCGGGTGTACGGGGCATGGACACCGAACGGGGACGCGGCGCGAGACATCGCGTCCGGGTTCAGCGTCACCCCCACGGACGCCAACTATGCGTACTTCATGCGGCTCGACAACGCGGACAACGACGACGCGGTGGGCGGGCTCACGTTCACGCTGGACCACACCCACGACATCGACGACGGGACGACCTCGTACTCGGACCCGCCGACGCTGACGCCCCTGGACCTGATGGGCGCGGAGTGGGTGGCGGTGCTGGTTCAGACCGCGGCAGCGACGATCGGCGGCTCGGGCTCGATTCAGTGCGACATCCTGGCGATCTGAGGTGCGTTCATGGCCGTCATCACCAACACCGAGTACAAGACCTACGCCGGGATCACCGGCTCGGACCTCGATACGGTCATCACGAACCTGATTGCCGAGCTCACGGCCAAGGCCGAGCGGTACACGAATCGGACGTTCGAGCAGGCGACCCTGACCGAGACCTACGACGGGGACGACTCGCAACTGATCCAGCTCCGGTCGCCCCCGATCGGGACGCTGACCTCGGTGTCCACCCTGGACGACTCGGGCAACTCGACGGCGCTGGACTCGACCACCTACCGGGTGAACACGCTGAACGGCTGGCTCCACCGGCTCCCGGTGAGCGACCCGTCACGGATCACCACGGACGCCTACGGCTCGTATGAGACGATCGGGAACCTCTCAGGGGTCCGATTCCCCCGTGGCCATCAGAACGTCGTGGTGGTCTACCAGGGCGGCTGGGCGACGATCCCTGACGACCTGAAGCTGGCGTACTACCGGATGCTGGACGCGCTCCTGCCCCAGCGGGGTCAGGACCTGTCCCTGTCATCCGAGAGCATGGGCTCCTACTCGTGGACTCGGGGGGGCCTCGACGCCCTCGAGGGTCTCATGGAGGAGCACTTCGGGCCGTTCCGGCTGGGGAGTGGCGCGCTGTGACCCAGGTATTCGACAGCGGCATCTTCAACGCGGAGGCGACGATCACGACCAAGACGATCGCCATCAGCGCCACGGGCAACCCCTCGCCGGCGGACTCGACGGCGTACTCAGGGGTCCGCTGCACGATCCAGGCGATGAGCTCGGCGGACGCGCTGGTCTGGGGCAAGGAGACGGGGACGACCTCGTTTGACTTCTACTGCCCGATGTTCCTGGACGACGGGACGGCGCTGACGCTCCAGAAGAACTGGACGGTGACGGTTGGGGGTGTTGTCTACCGGGTGATGGGTGAGGGGCAGGACCAGGGCGGGCGGGGGCTGTTGCAGAAGGCCCCGCTTGAGGTGGCCAGCCGATGACCATTACTGTGAACGTAGAGACCGAGTGGAAGGGCGAGGAGTTCACTGAGCGGGCCGAGAAGGCCGCGGAGGCGGGCTTGGGTCGGGTGGCGGCGCTGGGCGCCGACCTGGCGGCTCAGTCGATGCCGGGTTCGGGCGCTACGGCTGTCCCCGGGCCTACGGGCCGGCTTGTCTACACCCCGTCCGCGCCGGGCCAGCCGCCGGGCGTGCGGACCAACAGGCTCCGGGGCTCGCTGACCTGGGACCGGCTCGGGCGTCTCCGGGCTGGGTTCGGGACCAACGTGCGGTACGGGCGGTTCCTCGAGGAGGGAACGTCCAGGATGGCGGCGCGGCCCTACCTCAAGGTCGCGGCCCACCGTCTCAAGAGCCGGGCCCAGAAGGAGTTTGCGAAGGGGATGGCGCGGGCCCTGGCGAGGGGCAGCCGATGAGCCTGAACCTCGCCGATCTGGACGCGGCGCTCTACACCCGACTCTCGACGGACGTGACGCTGATCGCGCTGGTCCAGGACGTGGGTGGGAACCCGGCCATCTACGGGGGGGCGGGCGACCCCAATACCAAGCGGGGCGATGGGGTCCTCCCGTGGGTGGTCTTTGAGTACGCGGAGTATGAGCAGGACGACACCTTCACCGAGAACATTGCCACGGCGACGTATGAGGTAGTTGTCTACGACGCCCACGAGAACGGGAACGCGCCGGCGAGGGCGGTGCTTGACCAGATATTCGCGCTCCTGCATCGGTGGACGCCGACGCTGGCGGGCGCCAACACGGCCTCGACGGTTCGGAGGCTCAGGGGGCGAACGGCCCACGACCTGGACGTGTGGTCCTACGTCGAGACGTACGAGGTACTGGTAACGGAGGGCTGACCCGATGGCAGTCTCACTTGGCATTGACGGCGACATCTCGGTCAGTTCCGGGACGCAACTGGAACACCTGTTCGATACGGGCGGGGTCGGTGGGTATCAGTTCACGCTGACCACCGACGCGCCGGCGTTCGGGGGCACGGCCTTCGCGGCAACCCCCCCGGTCTCGGCCTCTCAGTTCGTGGGTATCCCGTCCTGGTCCGTGTCTTTCCAGGGCCGGTTCCCGAAGGCGGCGCCGCAGACGGGGTACGAGGGGAACGTCACCCACTCAACGATCACCCCGCTCCACCTCAAGGGATGGAGCCTCAATATGGGGTATGCGGTGGTCAACACGACGGAGATGGCGGCCTCTGCCCCGGCGTGGAACACGTTCGCGGCTGGTCTGCTCACCTGGGGCGGGACCTTCGACGCGGGCGTGTCCGATACCACCGACGTGGTTCTGCCCTCGGCGATCGCGGCGGCGGCGGCGACGCTCAAGCTGACCGAGGAGGGGGCGACGGACAACGAGTTCACCGGCAACATCATCGCCAACCAGTCGGCGCTGAGTGTCAACGTGGAATCGAGCGACACGAACCGAATCCCGTACAACTTTGCGGGCTCGGGCGACCTGACGGTGGTGGGGTCCTCGAACGTGCTCCCCGCCGGGGCGGTCGCCAGGGCCGACGCGGGAACGGTGGTGTTCACGGTCGGCGGGTCAAAGACACACACGGGTAGCTGCTTCCTGAGTCAGTTGTCGATCACCTGCAACCTGGGCCAGCCGATCGCGGTCTCGGGCCAGCTGCAGGGCACGGGCGCGCTGACGCTGGCGTAGGGGGTATCTGATGCCAAAGGGCCGCGGATCAAAGGTCGGCGAGGCGCGGGTAGACGTTACCGCGGACACCTCACAGCTCAAGCGGGGGCTGGACGAGGCGCGATCCGATGTCAACCAGTTCGGGACCGACGCCGAGGCCGCGGGCAAGAAGGCGGGCGGGGCGTTCGAGGATGTTGGCAGCAAGATCGACGGGTCCACGGCTGGGGCCCGGAAGTTCTCTGGCGCGATCAGTGGAGCGGTCGGCGCTGCCACCGCCCTCGTTGGTGCATTCACGGCGATCGTAGGTCTTGTTGCACTGGCTACCGCCGGTGTGGTGGCGCTTGCAAAGAGCCTCAAAGACGCAAGAAGCGACACCGACAAACTGGCGGACGGTCTTGACAAGTCGGTGGTCAATATCGAGGAGAACATCAGGGCAACCGAGGCGGCGTTGCAGGCCCTACAGAAGAGGATTGAGTTCCTTCGGGAGAACCAGAATAACCCGATTCTGACCATTGGCGAAACCGGAATCGGCAAGAGTGCATCTGAACGGCTCAGAGAGTTGGAAGACGAGTTTGACAAGCTCTCGCAGCTTGACGGGGAACTCCGAAGGCAGAGGGACAGGCTCAACAACGCCGACAGGAAAAGGCAGGGGGACGCCGACTTTGTGGCCCTTCGGGCGCTACTCGAAGCGCGGGAGAACGCGGCCAGACGCGCCGGGATGACCGAGCGGGAGATAGCCAAAGAGAACGCGGAGAAGGCCCTAGAGGAACTGGAGAGGTTGGCGAAGCGGCGTCAAGAACTTGGGCTCCAGTTCACCGAGGACGAGCTGAAGCGAGAGAAGAGGCGGGTAGAGGAAACACTACAACGCGAACTCGATGCCATCCAGAGGGTTACTGACGAGCGAGGCCGAGCCCTCGACGCCCAGGCCCGTGCATTTCAGGAATCCATGATCGACGCACTCCGGGCGATCCGTGACGAGCAGGGCGGGCTCTTTGGTTCCACCGGCGGGAGCAGCGCGGGCATCATCGCCGAGCTCATAGACATCCGGTCCAACCTGCCCGTTGTCCCGATGCAGGGGTCTGGGCAGGTGACGCCTTGACCGCTACCCGGCTCCACTTCGAGGGTCAGACGCTCGAGCAGGACGGCGGCGGGGCCTCGCGCGAGGTCTACTACGTCAATCAGCCCCGGCAGTCGGCGCTCCAGGACACCGATCTGCCCAATCGTGGCGACTCACACCCGAGCGAGCCCGGCCAGATCGTGGATGCCCTGACGGCCCGGGCCGCGCCTGACGGCAACTCGTTCGTGGACGTGCTCTACTCGAATGACGGGAGATTTGGAGCGCCGGAACAGTCGGACCCTCCGATCATCGAGGGCCAGTTCTCCTGGTCGATCCGCTACCAGCCGATCAGCCAGCCGATCCCGGTGCTAAAGCGGGTCAAGAAGACGCTGCCGGCGTTTGGCAACGACCCGCCCGTCGAGAAGATGGTCTGGACCCCGCACGTTGTGAGCGTGAACGAGATCCGCCCGCTCCAGGTACTCACCTCGAACGCGGCCTTCTCGGTCTCTGGCATCCCCACCTCGCTCCCGCAGTTCGCGGCGATCGCGGCCCAGACCAACAAACTCCACCAGATCCAGGGCGGGCTCTACGGGTTCAGCCCCCAGAACGTGGACCAGCGGACCCAGGGGTCGGCAGAGCCGGGCGATGACCCGAGATGGCAGATCCGGTACTCCTGGGAGCAGGACACGGGCTCGTTCCTCCTGCCCTGGGGGTTCGTGGCCGCCAGCGGCATCGCGGCGCCGACACAGGGCAACTACGGCTCCGGCCCGCTCTGGGTGGGTGACGACCAGATCCGCGTCCCCTTCATCGAGCAGGGCGGCGAGGAGTACGTCAGGCCCCCGTTCACGTTTGTCCAGACGGTCCCCGACCCCGACGACATCGAGAACCTGCCGGCGATCCGGTTCCCCCTCACCTACACCCCCGACTTCAACGGGTGGCAGACGCTTCCGGGGGTGGTGTGATGACGACGTTCCGCACAGACACCGGGATCGTGATCAAGCGGTACGTTGAGCAGACGGGGCTGGTGGACTCCGACGTGACCACCGCGGCGCAGGCGTCCAAGATCAACTACGACATCCAGGTGATGGACGGGGAGGGGCTGACCGTGTTCTCGGCGGTAGCGCCCCAGCCGAACGTGCGGTGGCCCGACGTGGTTCCCGGCACCACGGACGAGTTCTGGACCTTCCCGTTCGCGGTCGGGACGATCGTGGACATCAGGACGGCGCTGGGGCCAGGCACAGAGACCTCGTACATCATCGCGCCCCGAGAGCTCCCGTACTTCGCGCGGTGTGAGGATCTGGGGGGTGCGCCATGACACTGATACGCTCGGACACACTAGTCCAATCGGGCGAGGATTACGCCCGGTATTCAGTGGTTGGCGACTGGACCGCGGCGCAAGGGTTCCGGTCAATCGCCCACAAGAATGGCGTGACGGGCCAGCACACGTTTGATATGAGTGCCCTGACCGCTAACCGGACGATCATCCACCCGGACGAGTCTGGGACGATGAACCTGATCCCCTCGGGCCAGCGCAAGCCGTTCACCACACGGTTCGCGGCCCGGCTCTCGAACACCTCCACGCAATCGCTGACCAATGGCGCGTGGACGGCGCTCAACGGGACGCCGTTCAACTCGGAGATCGTGGACTCGGACTCGGCGTTCAGCGCGGGGGTCTTCACCTGCCCGACCGGCGGGGACGGCAACTACCACTTCCAGACCTCGGTGGAGATCGCTGGCATCATCAACGCCGTGGACATGGTGGGGGCTTGGTACAAGAACGGGGCGCTCTACATCCGGGGCCTGAGACACAGCGCCGGCAACACGAAGGAGCACGCGGTCGTGGGGGTGGGCGTGATCCCGCTCGTAGCCACAGATACGGTTGACTTTCGGATCTTCCACAACGGCGGCGGGTCCGTCACAACGCGGGGCGCTGCGGGCGCCTGCTCAATCTCGGGATGGAACATCGACTGATGGCACAGGTCAAGGAACACATCGTCACAGTCTCCGAGGGTGTCCGCACTGTCTCCATGCCCAGGGGTGGCTGGATCACGGGGATGACCGAGGTTGACACGGGGCCGGCGGGCCGGATCGCGCTCTACTCGAACGGCCCGGGCGCGGACGAGACCCGCTACCTGTTCATGGCCGAGACGGACGGCGTATCCGTCCCGGACGGTCTCCAGTACCTCGGCACGGTGAAGCTGCTCCGGGGCAGCGTCGGCGAGATCCACGTCTTTGACTGGGGCTGGGACACCGACAGGAACGAGGACGGAAGCGAGATTGTGAGAACCTGATATGGGCACGCCGATCACGACAGAAACACCGCTCGAGGGGCTGAAGCTCGACACGCCCGGGAACGAGATAGTCCTGAACGTGGACTCCGCGCACACGGCGAGCTGGCAGATGGTACTGACCGCCGAGAGCTACGGGTCCGCGGTGGTCACGCTCGAGCGGTCTCTGGACGGCGTGGAATACTTTGCGATGGACGCGGCGGAAACGCTCTCGGCTGACGGAATGGGCAATCTCCACGACGTGCGCGGGTCCTCGTGGATTCGCGCGGTGGTGACGACGGTAGGAACGGCAAACGCCAGGGCGCGCGTGACGCTCAAGGCGTGGAGCGAATAAGGAGGCCAGATAATGGCAGTTCTCAACGAAGGGGCGACCTCATTCGCTGCGGCCAACTGGTCCGACGCGACTGGATTCGCCGATAACGCAACGCTCGAAGT